TTTCCATTCAGATACTTCTAAATTTGTCCAGAAAATATCCCAATTTATGGTTGGACAGAGTTCATATAATTCGCTACCTTCTATAATAAGTTCATTGCCACCGACCTTTTCAGCAATAAATGTCTCCAATGGAATAATTATTGATAGTTTTTCAGTTTCAAGTTCTTTAGCAAGTTGATCAAGTAGTTTTCCATAGTGCAAAAGAATCTTTGATTTTTCGGGTGCATCTTTTAGATAGTAGGAGGCATTTGGTAAACCAAGTCCACCTAAGCAGAGATAGGGCTTTGCTACCGGTTTCTTACCAGATTCATAATATGTTGTCACTGAAAAAAGAGAAGTGATGCGATACCGTGCAAAGTCGGAAAATGTCTTAGATATATCATTCAAATCACGAATACATCCAAACTCTTTAGAGAGTTTTTTAAGATATATAATATTTTCTCCCTGAACGCGGGGACGAAGTGCGCTTAGCCCTAGACGGCCGACCAAATCCATGGAGATTTCATGAGTACCACGAGGCTTTTCACCAATTTTGGCAAATTGAATCGATTTGTTCAATATTTTTTCAATCTGTTTCTCAATTGCATCATCTAGTTCTTCACTGATTCCAAATGAAGATGAATTTTCAGGTATTTTTGTCTTTTGTAACCATGTTCCATTAACATATTCAAAGAAATCACGACCGGGTTTCTTCGAAGTCAATGGAGAGGGTACTAGAGGAGTTGCTGGCAGGGCTCCCTGGCGCTTCTTTACTGTCTGCGCACGGGCTCGATGCCGTTTTGTGAAATTTTTGCGTGTAGTTCGTACCATGACGACACCCTCTCTTTTCAGAGGGTATATTTCGTTTTCTTGCTAGAAGTGTTTCCGTACACGCACGGCGTCCGCGCAAACTCTTTTGAATTTGAATTTTTAGAAGTCTCTGTTCCATAAGAACAGAGGGGGTAGCCACCTCCATCTATTTATTTACTTTTTTTTATTGAGAAGGTGTTTCCAGAGGCGCAGCATTTACAGTGCTTGAAACGGATACCGCTGTTCTCCCTTCGACATATTTAAGACCCTCTACAAATGCCATACCTGCAATATACTTTGAAAGCGGGTTCTGGCATGTTGTTGTACGCCAGGAACATGAATCATAGAAGCAAGTATCTTCAAATAGATAGAGAAACCAGGGTCCCTTGCATTCAACTAGACGGTAGCCTATCATTTGTAGATGGCCAGCAATGAGCATACTAGGGACATTTTCATCAGGGTCATACGTGTAACGTATAAGTACAACGCCAGGGCGGAATCCGCCATCCGTAAGACTATAGAGGAAGGCGCGTTCCTCTTCTTGAGAACCCTCAATCTTTAGCATATCAATGCGATTCCCTTCGAGGGTCGCGGCCTCCGTTGCAAGAGTTGACCACTGAAAGTCCGCACGCTTGACAATTAGATTGCGAGGTAGAATCCAGCGCTTCTGAATACCCTCGAGCCAGGCCTGGTTCGCATTCTCAGGGGCAATTGCACGGGCCTTGAGTGTGGCGGCGATAATTGACCACTTCGTCTCAATGGCTGCACTATTTGTTAAAACACGGATGGGGCAACCTAGACTTTCGCAAATATCCAGATCAAGTCCAAAAGATGCATCAGGATTGACACTGAAAAAATTTGTCTTCACGCCCTTTGAACTGAAGAAGGACCAAAGATCCTTAAGAAAAGGAATCTCCTCACCAGCAGCAGTCTTTACAGACTTGAGATGCTGTGCATATGGATTTGCATCTGAATTTGCAACTTGTTCAGCAGGGAGGGTATTCACAGACTGAACTGTATCAAGCGGGCTAGCCATTTGTATAGAACCGGAATTATTGCCTCCACCTCTTTCCGCAGTTTAGACATTGGATGAAGATGGTCATCGGTTCATCCGCAGAGCGCGTCTGAAGTTCATAATACGTGCATTCACGCTTCTTACAACCCTTGCAGAGGAACTGATCTGTTGCCATGGAACGATTGCCCTCCAGTTGACGCTTCTCACGTTCAAATTGCCGGATTAGAGAATCCTTCCAGATTTCGGGATACAGATCCGTATGTCCAAAACTTGCAATCTCCTCAAGACTGAGTTCACCATCCTCAAATCGCTTGAAGAGATTCTTATTCTGAATATATGTATTCGGATTCAGATTTCCAACAACTGTGCGGGCAATCGAAGAATAGAGTTGAGTAAAGAGGGGATAAGTCCACACCTTCGAGATATGACGCTTTTCGGCTGCATGAAGCGTTGAAAGGAAGATGGCAATCTCCAGATTCTTAATTTCTTCTTCAGATAGAAGAGTGCTCAAGGACTCGGTAATTGCATTAATAATCTTTGTTCGATTTGGAGTAATTGTATCTACATCTGCTTCGGTGAGTTCAACACCTTGAGATAGAAGAGACAACTGTAGTTCCTTGCTGCGAGCCAAACTAGCCTTTGTAGCCTTAGCCCGTTTCGGCTTTGGAGTTGGAGCGACAGCAACTGGCTCCTCTGTATCAACAACAGGTGCATCTTCAGTAGCTTCAGCACCTTCGGCGCCCTCTGCCTCTTCACCCTCCTCCTCATATTCATCTTCTAGATCATCCGCAATCGATTCATCATCTACATGAGCCTCGTCGGCAAGTTCATCCTGGATAATCTCCTCCTCTTCAACCTCGACCTCAGCCTCATCTTCATCGAGTGATTCAAATCCTTCAAAGACCTGTGTATAGAAGGTTTCATAGTCATCTTGCTTAATTGGCAGCGGCTTCGCAAAGGAGCGCTTGTCCTTTGACAGTAGAACAACAATATCACCGAACACAAGTTGAGTATCATGCGGAGGTGGTAGTTCATGCTTATTTTCAGTACCTGCCTTTCCATCCGTATATCCGAAGAGAAAGAGTGTATTTGACTTCCATGCATAGGTACCAATCTGTGTCGGTGCCTTCTTCTTCTTCAGATAAGTCTGAATATCTGAAAGTTGGCAACCGGTGGTTTCACTCTTAATTGTGAGTTTTCCACTTTTCATGTCACCCGTACTTGTAAGTAGTAGGATTTGAGCAGTCATTGGCATATCTCTCTTTTTGTGTAGAAGAGTGCTTAAATAGCGAAATCAAATTTACTATAGGATGATTGTACGCACTTGGAAATCTGCGGTGGCTGTGGCTGCCCTACCCCTAAAAGGTCTGCGATACGATGCTGGTTCATGGATTGCAGAAATTCTTAACAATTCATGGACAAGTTATGATGTGATTAAACGGAGAAAACTCTCTGATGCGGAGTGGGAAGAGTGGCTTATGCCTCACACAGTTCCGCGGCTTCCTCGGGATTCATTTGGTGTCGAGGAATTTAAGTATAGTTTAGACAATGGAATTCTTATGATGAAGGAGTGGTCGTGGCAGGAGAAGCCTCTGCAGCAGGTACAACAGCCGCTGCCGCAGGCACAACAGGTACAACAGCAGCCGTTGCAGCCACCTCAGCAACAATCTCCTTCACCTCAACGGCAACAGCAGCCTCTGCAGCCACAACACCCGCAGCAACGACGTCCTTTACAGAACCACCCGCGGCAACAGACTTCTCAGCAGCCTTTACAAACTTCTCAGCAACATCCCACGCAGGGCCGCGGAGTTGCTGTGCCGCCACTGGTAAACAGGACATACAATCAGCCCAACCAGCCTTTGCAACCTTCTTCAGATTTAGTTGACCATTCGCAGCCGAAATTAACAGGTCAACAGAGGCAGGGATCACATTCTTCGCAACGTAAATCAAGGCTACCTCCTCCTCCGTCGCAACAGCCGGTGATCCTAGGCCAACCTTGGATGCCGTTAGAGCAGTTTGTAGTGCCTGGACAACAATATCACACACCAGTTGCTTCTTCTCAGGACCTGAAAGAGTCTTTACCGAATTTACCTCGGCCGAAAGGGCGGCGGCAAGGGACATCAGGACGGGCGCACTCAGGGCCTTACCCGCAAGGTAATGCGAAGCGAGAGCCTGTAGCATGCCAAATTCATGACTAACCGCAGTACTTTGAACAACGGGGGGGACAACCAGTAATGACATTTCTACTAGGCTATGAGATTTTTGTTTAGCCCCCGCCAAGTCTCCACGTTCACGCCACACCTTTTTTCCCATCTTGCGCCAGATGAAAGCGAAGATCGTTCTTGTTCTATCGCTGGCCGTCATTCTGTTTGTTGCCTACCTAATGTATTTTAGAAACGGTGAGGCATTTGCCTCAAGTACACCTGCTGAACTTGAAGCGGATATTGTTCAGCCCACCCAACCCCTGCCTCCCCGCCAGGTGGCCTCTGCTGGACCGAATTCACCCGCAATGCGTGCACCTCCTGACTCTTCACCTCCGGTAGTTCTACCAGGTCCCGTAGACAGAGACCCTTACGCACAAAGTGAACAGGTCAGCAACTTTGTAGATGATGCACGATCTCCAGAGCGCATGTTTGGACCTGCTCCCTTACCGACAATTACGGATGTTGGCTCAGCAAGTGGAGCGATGTCGAGAATCCTCTCAAATCAGCCAAATGTGCAAGAATTCTCCATAGAAGGAGCACAAAATGGTGGTGAATTTATCCCTGGTGGTGTCTTTGCAAATGACACCGACGTTCCCACAAACTTTTCGGCGTTTTAGTGGTCTTAAGAATCATGACAAACTATATATAGAACTATGGACGCCAGCCCCAGTATCCGCTCAAGTTATCGCCCCGCTCAGGGGGTTCAGTATCAACATCCCAAACCAGCTGCTCACGAGGCTCTTCAGAAACTCGTGAACAACTGTCTACAAGGCCTACGAATCTATCAGCCGTTTCAAGGTGATAAAGCACTTGTTCCTTTGGCAAGGGGGGTCTTTTATGCGCTTGTTCACACAAATCCCATAGAGAGTGGTTTTCTTGTTTTCAGTCCCAATCATACCCCCATTTATATGCATGAGAGCCTGCGAAGGTCGATTGTTGTTCGTATGCGGCTCAGTAGCACAATGCACGCGCAGACAGCCATTTTTGCTGTTTCACTGGATAAGTCGGATGGATTTCTCTGGCTGGAGGATGTGCTCGCCTGGAGTGGTCAGTCGATTCACGGCTCAAAGACCTTTACGGAACGCAGGGCTCTACTCAAGCAGTTTCTCGACCATCACTGGATGCCCGATGCTCGATGTGCAGGTGGTCTAACCATTCGCATCGCCAACTACAAACCACTTGAGTATATCAAGGAGATCGCCAGTGAACTGAGTTGGTCGGCAATTGACCTCTGTCCTGAACTACCCGATCGCAGACGCTTTCGCATCAAGGCGGCTGGAGGTGTAGCCTCTTCACTTGTAGGTGAACTGCGGGCAGTTTCGGGCCTACCTGATGTCTATGAACTCTGGTCGGCGGAAGATGTTTGTGTTGGTCGTGCGGCTGTCCAGGAACTTGCTCTGAGTCGTACAATTCGTGAACATATTGCGAAGGAGAAGGTCTATGTTGAAGTCGCTTGGAATCAAGAGTTTGAGCGCTTCCGTATTCAGTCTGTTGTAAGTTCTGCCACACCGCGTTCACCGACGGCGCGATTTGGACAGGCGAAGCCTGCAGTAAAAACTTCAGACGAGAACACCGAATAAAAAAGACGGCTGAAGTAGAATGGCCGTGGATAGAACACGCAGAAATAAAAAGCGCAGCCGCACTGGTTGCTCTCGCAGACAGGTCGGTGGAAATGTGGGTGCGGGATATTCAATTGGTGGACCCATTCTGCCTGGTCTTCCGACTGTAAATAACTATGCTGCCGCAGTAAATTCTATTGGAAACTGTCGTGCAACTACACCAAGTTATGCAATTACACCACCACCGGCTACGGGTCTTCCGGGCATGGGCATGAGGGGTGGTCGTCGCGGCCCGAAGCGCCGTAACTATAAGCAGGCGGGTGGTCGCTACGGATTTGGGGGTGATATGCCGGTGCCCATTGGTGCTGCACAATCACAGGGCGGATATCCTGAAGTTGTAAAGATCGGCTGCCAGGCTAACCTTCAGAATCCGTTCAACCCCACACACACAGCCCCGAATCCGACACCTGGTGCGGTCAGTTCAGCGAGCCTGGGTGAATCCATCGCGAAGGCCTTTGGACAGACAGGTGGCTATTCACCTCTTGGACAGGCCGCGGTCAGTGAGGCGTATGTTGCGCCCACGGCTGGCTATGACAACAAGCCGAGCACATGGACGGATTCTGTAGGTGCGCCGGTTCAACTGCAGATTCCCTACAATGCCCGCATGATGAACCCGGCCTGCCTGAAGACGGGTGGCAGCCGCAAGCGCAGGAGCCGTGCTCGCAAGACTCGTAAGGTTCGTAAGTCTAGTCGCTCATCTGGCAGACGCTAAGGTCAAGTGCCTTCTTAGGACCCTGAGATTCCATGACTGTTACCACATCATCCTCACCTAGACGAAAGAGTTTGTAGCCGCACTGCTTGTAATAACTCAGACGCTTTCTCCACTGTCCCATATACATTGAATGTTGGTCAATGACATCCAGAATACGATGTTCTAGATTTCTTTGGTCAGGACGAATCCTCAGAATACGCCCCGTACTCTGCTCAACCTTTTTGCGTGGGCTGACTAAGGCGACCGCATTAAGAGTTTTAATATTCATAGCCTCGGATGCCATTGCATACGTGGCCAGAATGACTCGACACTTTGTTGCCGACTCCTCTCGGGCTTCATCGGTCATTCCACCAATATAATATCCAATTGGAACCTTGGTGACTTCTAGAAGTTCTTCAAATCGGCGCAAATGCTCTTTGCGTTCACTCAAAATCAGAATACGGCGCTCGACAGATTCTGCCAACCACTTTTTCAAAAGGTCTGCGATGCGTTCCGTTCTCGGCATATAATCGACAACCTTTCCGAGCATACGGGCCATGACAACATCACCTTTCCAATCAACCGGCTCTTCAGCATATGCAGGGTCATTATAGGCGCATGAAATTGTATAGACAGCAACTGTTTCATCGGCTTCACGAATCTTCTCCCAATACACGGGTTCCCCCAAATACCATTCGAAGACTTTGGTCAGGCCGTCGTCGCGTGTAGGTGTGGCTGAGAGTCCAAGCATCCAACGAGTCTGAATTTTTGCAAGTACCCGGCTGAAATGGGCTGCACCGAGATGATGACATTCATCAAAGATTGTAAATCCGTACGATTTGAAGGAATCGTCTGCCATATCGCGCTGTACAATAGTCTGAATCATACAGATTGTAACATCGTATGTGATTGTCTTGGATTTTGGCGTCATATCAATTCCTGCGGCTTGTAGCCTCTTAAGAAGTTCATCCTTGGATCCGCCAAGTTTGAGCCCTTCAAGACGACAGCGCTCCTTAAGTTCAGTGGCTGTTGCCTCTTTCTGATAGATCACTTCGGATCCAGTCTGTTTCTTATCACCCTGATAAATACCCACGGTGAGCCCTGGAAAGAAGGCCTCAATTTCGCCCTTCCATTGATTCAAGAGGAACTCCTTATCTACAACAATACAGAATCGACGACCGAGTCGAGCGGCAATGGCAAGTGCCATGAATGTTTTACCTTTTCCGCACGGTACACAAATCAGTCCATTCGCGCCCGCATCAATGAATTTATTGATGATATTAATTTGATAGTCGAATGGTTTACCACCAAAGGTGATATGAGCCGGTAGACGCTCACCCTCCGATACAATATTTGCCTGCGGAACACCAAATCGCCGCATGGCCCAGTCACGCGGCATATAGATTCGAGTCGCCGATTCGGAGAAAATGGGAAACGAGTCTCCGCCCTTTCCGAATTTGTCATTGACAATCGGAGCAACCGTGAGTTCCTTTCGAATCTCTTCAAGTTCTTTGGAGTCAATACTGGTTTTCTTTACAGCATATCCCCGACATGTGATCACTCGGTCGAGAGTTTGCGGGTCAAGTGTTTGCGGATTCATTTACTACTATTGAGTTCAGCAGAAGTCAATCATCAAATTTACACATGCTTGTTTAGAATGGTCAACAAACAGTCAGTCGTTTCAGGGGTAAGTGTAGTCATTTTTCTGCTAGCAGCCTTCTTCCCTTCGGCTCCTGTCAGGTCTTTTGTCGACTCACTCGTGGGTCGCCTGATTCTCCTAGGATTTCTGCTCTATGCGATTCGCCTTGGAAGTATGACTGGAATCCTTGCATTCCTTGCGGTTACTGCACTCTTTGTTGAGCGCAATCGGTATTCGATTTTCCAGGCGAAGAACTATATTGTCAGCCGCGGTTCAGTGCCAACATTAGGACAAATGTCGCCGCATGATGTCCCTGCGCCGGTTGAGCGAGCAGTGAAGGACCCTTCTTGGATCGGTCACGGTCCCATGGAGGATGTTGAGTCATGGACTGAACTTGAGCACGGAGAGTCAGAGGACCATAAACAAGTGATTGAATCTCAACTCTTTCCCAATAATCGTATTAATGCGTTCTATGAGGACCATGGCCTGGCCCCGCGAAATGAATAGATGTGGCTGGCTTCGGATACGACATGTATCAGCGAAGGCAGTTTCATATAAACAGAGTTAGATTCACAAATAAATTAAGCCCATGCAGTGCCATTCCAGTTATAATTTTTTAGTTTGACATCTGTAAGTGATTTATCAATATAATACTGTTGTGCAACCGAACAGAATAGAAGTTTATTACTATTTATGTCCTGCAACATTCTTGCACTATTATTCTTCCATGCCCATTTGAAAAAATCGAGGAGTGATGTATCTGAATAACATGTTCTGGGAGTAAATTCACCCGTGAGTGTAAATCCACATTGAATGAGTCTAGGATATTCAGCGGGCATTCCTTGTAAAAAAGTGGCTGGACCACCTTTCGGGCATTTTACAGAGGCAAGTGCCTTGAGATTCTGACAACTATCGGCTTTGCTATCATTTTCCATTCGGTTTTGATAAATGGTACACCGAGCGGCAGGTGTTGTACTTACAGCAGGTGCCGTTCCATTGGGTTGACGAGCACCCGCCGTGCAGCCTTGTATATTGGGCTGAACCTTGATATTTTCAAAATAATTCGGAATCGTCTTTGGACAGAACTGTGCCGCCTTATCGGCAAACTTCTTTCGCATCAGATTTACACAACTTGGCAATGCGCTTGTATCCGTTGAAAGGCTGCAGACAGTCGTTCCATTACATTGTCCATCTACAATGGTTCCATCGCAACAGGAGACAGTGCCTTGTGTCATATCATTCAGGGCTTCGGTCCCGGGAGGACATGCTTGGAGTTGAATGTCGGCATTACCCGCCGTTACATCAATGAAAGGCTCTTCTGTTTTTGTCTGCTCGATCATGAAATAACATCCGATCACAACGGAAATGCCTAGGAGAACAAGGCAAAACAGTAGACTTTGTAAAGGAATTGTTATCTTCATCCCTCTCTCTCTGCTAGTTAGACTCTTTCTTTGTCTATCCACCACGAGCCACAATGCCGAGGAGGAAGCCTATTGCGAAGAAAAGTGCCGAACAGATGGCAATGACAGGAAGTCCACGCAGAGCCTCTGGAAGTGAAAAGGCTGCGAATCCGTACTTTCTGAAATTGAGCACCAGATTGAAGGACATTACACCGAGAACAAGAAGAAGCGCAATCACCACAATGGAGACAAAAAAGTCCTCCATTGTCTTCATGCTGACTGCATCCTTCTTAGGAGCGGAAGCGGCCTGTTGAGTCTCTGCTTCCTTCTTAAAGTTTGTAAGAGGAACTGAAGAGCCTGCTGCTTGAAACTGCACTTGATTTTTGTCATTTATATTTTTGAGTAAATCAAGTGGAACACATTTGTATTTTGAAATATCGATTGGCGTTGTCGTTATTCCTGCCATCTATCGCATACAGGGATTTTAGAGAACCCCAGGAATATACATGGGTCCATCATATTGGTAGATATTCACCTTACCCTCGTTGCCGTTGACGGTGCGAACATGTTCACCATTAAAGAGTTCATCACAGCCGATTGAATCCTGGCAGTCGCGTCCCTTGTAGCGAATCGGGATGGGAATTGGATTGTAACTATCCGTTCGCGTGTAGTAATTGTAGCGGTCGGAGCGACCAGCTGTGCGGCGGCCATAGAGGGGCAGTGTCTGGCCATCGGATGTTGTAATAAATCCGTACGACTGATATTGTTCAGGAAGACCCTGTGTGGGTACACCAAAGAGGGCACCGCGAACCGGCATCTGAGCAGGTGCATTCCAGAATCGAAGGGGCTCAGGTGCACGGGTGTAGCGATCATCGCCACCCGCATTTACAACAACGCTAGGGGTTGGTTCAGGGATACGTGGACTACGAATATAAGTAGGGGGTGCTTGTTGTGTAGTATTCATGTAAATGAGTGCTCCTAGACAACCGATTAAAACGAATATAATGAAGAGGAATACTTCTGGTGTAAAACAAAATACACCGGGAGGACACCGTGAAGCCTTCATGACTCTCTACCAAATGAGCGCGTTTTAAGAACGACGAGTGTTGCCCTTGCGATTCTTGCGATTCTTGCGATTCTTGCGGCTCTTGTTCTTGCGATTCTTACGTGTCTTCGCAGAATTTGTCTTCATTCCATTCATTCTTGAAGAAAATACGCCGTAATCTATAATTGGGGCGTTAGGATTATTATTTTCATATTTCCTATCATAGGCTTTTCTATAAATATATCTATATTTAGCATTGGGGTTTTTTCTGAATGCTTCATTTCTCGGAGCATGAAAGTAGGCCCTCTCTTCATCGGTTAAATTACTAGCAGGCATCTTCTATAGTATAGTCATAGAAAATAAAAACATACGCACTTAGACCGGAGCAGTGGCACCAGAGGCGCCCATGGCACCAGAGGCCCCAGGTCCAAACATTGTCTGAAATGTATCGATGAGTTGCTTTCCATCTGAAAGCATCGGCTTCATTGTGCCGAGCATCATCATCAGTGACTTCTGTGTATCAATGAGTTTCTGCGTATCCTCAGACATTCTCTTCACCTGGTCAGGCTGTAAGGCATTAAGCGCATTCAGAACAGTGGTTCCCTGGTCAATGTGAAATCCACCCTTCGTATCCTGCGGAATGGAACCGAGCTTGAAGAGGCCATCTGTGGTGGGTGAATTTGCATCCTTGAATCCAGACTTTGTAACAGCGGCCGGTTGACTTGTGGACGAAGTCGTCGCACTCGTGGACGGTGCAGTAGCAGCCGTGGCAGCAGCAACCGTGCTTGCAACTGTGCTAGCCGAAGGGGCCGAAGGCGCAGCAGCAGGTGCAGCAGCAGTAGGGGCCTCAGGCTTTTTCTCCGTAGGGACAGGATTGTCGCTCAGATCAGAGAAACCCTCTACAAATCCACTCGCATAGACTCCAATCGGCGCCTTGGCCTGCGGGCGACGAATACTCTCAACACGCTTGGAGATCATAGCACCACCGTCTACAAACCCTTCAGGGCGACGAGCCTGTGATATAAGCACTGTAAGAACACCGGTCAGAAGAACAGCAACCACAGTGTATTCAATTGAATCGGATGTGCTGTAGACAATTAGGCCTACAGCAAGGGAAAGCATGAAATAGACAAACGGAATTGCAAAGATACCATAGACAGCATACAGAGCAAGGATACCTAGAGAGATTTTATCAGTCTTCACCTTCATTCTATTACGACTTGAGAAGTGGTGCTACAATACGTAAAAGAAACCAAAAGGATGCTCCAACAATTAATGACTTCGCAGCCATACCCAGCGTGCTGAGTTGACCCGTACTCTGGATAAGTGAGGGTAGGTACTGCGAAATGACAACATTGATTGCCGGTAGACTGAAAACGAAGAAGAGCATGGCCACGACCAGGGGGATCTTTGCATCGTCGAGAATACGGGCATACCAATTCTTCTTCGGCTCGTCGTATTCCGTGTTGCGCGGAGGAGCACCGCCAGACCACGAATCACCTTCAGCGGAGCGGGGTACACCGTGCATCGCCGCAGCAAAATCACCAGGCGTAGGGTGGTCTCGGCCAATTACATGTGCCTGCGCCGTCATCGGATCGGCCGCCATCGGAAATGTAGTGTTTCCCTGAGGAGCGCCCGGAGGTGCTTGCATTGGAAGAGGAGGAGGTGGCGGCGCCATACCACGAGCAGGCATTTGAACTGAGTTCCCGCCGCCGCTGCCACCACCTCCGTTCATATCGGCCAGAATCTTCTCGACAAGGTCACTATCGTTTGACGACGAGCGTGAGTCTAGGTCGGATAAAAGAGTCCCCGCACTTGACATTTATTTACACCTTAAAAAAAACAGTTTCAATTTCCAGCGCAACTTACTTGTATCCAACTTGAAACGCTTCGATTACACCCTGACTCGGACATTCTGCGGTATGTGTCTTGAACTGGTAGCATTTCGAGCCAATTTTGTAGGTTGTCTTTTCCACTTCGTGGACCGGTGGAGCCTTTACAATCTGACACTCGGAGCCTTTACAGAGTGGACGAAAGAGTGACATAATCGCAACTCCGATGATGAAACTGAAGAAGAAGTGAAACTGTGGTGTTTCAAAGAACTTGAACATCCTCTACCGCTACAATAGAAGTATGTTTGACTACTTTGAAATCAAACCGTTTCTACTTGGACTTGCAGTAGGGGGACTACTCCTGCTCTTTTTCAGGCCACCGAAGGATGTAGTATACAAATACCCTCACCCAAAGACTGTTGAGCAACTCGTCTACCGTGATAATAATAAGGCGTGTTATACATATTCAGTCAGTGAAGTGAACTGTGACTCAAATGAAGATAATCTGAAGGATTACCCGCTTCAATAAGCTCCACTTCGCCGAGCAGCAATAATGGCTCCCTTACGAGCCGCTTCCTGCTGTTGTTGAGTCTTTGCAGCAAGGTCCACTTCAACATTCGACAAATCTTTAGCAAGGCGCTCTCCTCCACCTGAAGCAGCATCACGCGTGCGTGCTCTCGCTGCCTGAAGAGCAATACCCCAACGATTGAGACCCTTCCACTTTGTAGGGTTCTCTTGATTGGCCTCAGTCGCCACAAGTTCACCCTTCTCATTGATTGATTTCTTTCCAGGCACGAGACCTGTGCCAAAAAGACTTAGCAGTTTATTGTCTGCCGTTTTCTGTTGGGGTGCCACGTAGACAATTGTCTTATCACCCGTTTCGTCCAGAGCATCCATAAAGTTCTCTTCATCGCTCCATTCATCAATTGCGGCATCGATTACTTTAGCAAAAATCTCATCTTTAAAATCACCTACAGTGAAATTTAATGGCTCCGCTACACGGCGAACTGCTCCAGGTGTACCAGCCTTAATCACCAGGTCAATCTGTTCAGGCGTAAATTTTACAGTATTTGCCTTCATAGCCTCCACAAGAATTGCTTGTAAAAGGCCATTGTAGACATTCTTCTTCTTATTGGCCCCGAGGATTGCAATCGGCTTTGGCTTGTAGAGGCCGAGTAGAGGAAGTTCCTTTGGATTGGCGATGACTGCGGGGTCATCAAAAATAATCTCATATTCCTCTGTCTCTTCACCAAACGCTTCGGCTTCCGCAGACATGGGTACAAGGAGTGCAGAATGTGAGAGGATAGAGTGTCCTTTAACTACATCAACTATCTGTGAAACCTTACGTTTTTCATATTGATTTTCAAGAAGAATATCGCGAATTTCAAGGCTGGAATATGCACTCATTGCAAGCATAGGTGACATAATGGCAGTTATATCCTTTTGTCTTGTCTGAACTTGGTGATTTGCAGCGACGACATCTTCGATACCGCCTCCGGTCTCCTTATATACTTTGAGTGCTTCGCGCAAGGCCTCCTTTGCCTCCTCAAATTCTGCCACAACTCCCTCTACGAGTTCTTGGCGTTCAGTGTAGAGTTCTTTAATTTCTTCGGCATTCGCGGGTTCGTACTTCTGTAAATGAAAGATTTTTGTCGGTTGCGCATCGAGGCTAGGTTTAAATATTGCGTTTCCAGTTGCGTCAAAGGTAAACAGATCGGGACGTATACGCCTACCCGCAAAGAAACTCTGTAGATTTGAAGGTTCCACCACCTTTCTCTGTCTTTTTCCCTTGGGTGGCATCTGTGGTTCTACGAAGTAGTTTTTTTTTAATGGAAGACCAGAATGGACGCCCCCAAACCCAAATCAAAGGCACTCGATAGCACTCTTCGATTTGTTTTTAGTTTAACCCATGGTGTCCTTTTATTATTTTGTATGGTCATTATCTACGCTATTTACGGAGATGGTCTATTTCCTCCGCTCTGGCTGCTTTTAATGACGATTCCATTTGTCTCCTTTGTAATTGGGCTACTACTCAATGCACTCATTCAGTATTTAGCCTGTTCAAAACTTAATGGATCTCAAATCGCCTTGGACAGTCTGTTCGGTCCGGCACTGACGGCATCGGTCTTATTTCTTCTCTGGCTCATTCCTGCCTTAGAGTCACCGGTACTCACGGTTCTGCCTATTACACTGAGCACGACCTACAAGAAGGCGATTAGTGGAGGATTCTATATCTTCTGGGCGGGAATCTATGCTCAAGTGATTGCATCGGGTTTCGTACAAGTCTGTTAGTCGGTCGCGGGAGCAGCACCAATGTAGATATATTTAGGGACACCATCGACTGTTGTACTCTCCGTATTTAGCATATAATATCCAGGCTTCAGATCATTGTTGGCCTTTTTAGCCACTTCCAGTGGACTATTGCGCTTGGCTCGGGAGATTGGCTTCACAGGCTCCTCAGTTTCAATCTGCGTCCATTCCGTTCCAGGAATAAATCCAAAACTTGCAATGAGTTGAACAAGAAAAAAGGAGACAACGGCCCAGAGAATTGTAAAAAGCCAGAAGGGGAACCATGTAAAGCGTTCAGGATTACGACCAATCCCAAACTCTTTCCATCCTCCGTCGGATGTGAACATTAGACTCGGTTTTATCGCCAGGACAATACCGATTCCAATTAAATATAGGAGTCCACTGAACAACAGGATCCTCATTCTATCCTAGATAGGCTATTTTAATAATCATCCGAACTTTCTCCATAGCCATAGTCACCCGCTGCATCATCTAAGGCCTCGCCTTGAGGATTCCATTCACCACCTTCGCTGCTGCGCCAATTATCAATACCCGCGGCCTCATCTTTCTCGCGTTCAAGATCATAGTAATCCTTGTCGTATTTGTAAATGAGCTTTGTGCCGCCGACAGCCCATTCTCCAAGTCCAAGGCGTTTATTCATCATCGCCACGCGTTTTTCATCCGGATTTAGTTTTGAAAGTTTCTTGACATAGGATTGCCTCTCAATTTCATCGCGTGCTGCAATTCCATCACGAATCTGTTCATCGGTATACTTTATTGCCTCCTGGTTATATCTGCGGATACAGGTTTGGAGGGCCACAATAGACTGGGTCACATTGCCTTGAGCCGCGCCACCCTGTAGGCTCACATAGTTTCCAATGGCTGAGAGAATCATGATACGATTGAGCGCAATCCTGAAATTCTCATTGGTGAGGCCAAGTGCAGAGAGTTGAAAATCTGAAAGGAGGATTGAAATGGCCTGGAGTTGCTTCACAAAGAGTGTTGCACGAGTGACTAAGTCAGTATTCTCCTTATTAAAGAGTTCTTCAAACTTCATCTCTTTTGGCTTACTGATCGAATAATCAAAATGCGGCTTAAGAATTTCAGTTTTAATCTGTTCCTTATGCTGGTCACTCATCGGCTCATAATCCTTCAGAATAGTGGAGAGTTGATCAGAGTTTGAATCCTTCAGGCCGCGATTGATAGGCACGATAAAATAAGTGTATAATTGTGTCTTAAGTTCAAGAGAAGATAATTTGCACATTTCATCGACCGCCTTACGATAGTCTTCACCAATACGTGATGTGACTGCCTTGCGATAGATTTCATGAGTCTTCTCAAGAGGTTCAAGTGTATCTCTCTGCGCTTGTGATGTTGGATTTGGTGGAAGTTTCGCAAAATTCGCAACCACTTCTGAGATCTCCTTGACCCATGTAGTATAGAGGTTGAGTTCTGCCAGTTTCCTGAAGAAACGGGCGCGTGTCTGCTCGAGTGATGGCTTAGCAGGTGCTACAAATTGAACTTCATAATGTATGTGTGTTGTATCAAGAAGACCTTGGAAAAGTTCCTTGCTTATTTCACCTGTAATTCGCAGGTTCTTCATCAGTGCCGCATTAAGTGTTGAATTAATTGTTTCATCGCGTTTTGCTATCCAGTCTGCGTAGTCCTTTGCCTTGACTGGCGGGTCAGGAAGTGCCTGGTCATCAG